CACGCTGCGCTGGCTTGTCTTGACGTTCTCCTACTTCAACCGCAGTTATTGGCACACCTGTGGACCTATATTTGGGGGGTACAACAGCTTTTACAAATTCTCTAGCATATTCTTTATACTTCGTAGGCCAACTTATTTCATTTTTAACTTTGTTTATTCTACCTTCGATGCATGATATGTCAGCATTCAATCCTTTATCAGAAAACAATGCAGGTGAAGAAACCAAAGGTGATGTAACTGAAACACCTGGTTCCTTATTTATATCTTCAGTTGCCAAACCATCCTTTGCTGGCAACGGCATGTATGTATTAAGAGAATTAGTTTTTACAACATTCTTGTTGATAACTATTTCACTAGAATAAGCTTTAAATAAAATTGGTCCGTCTACTACGCTAGATTCATGTTTTGCTTCTTTTAGCATTCTTTCAACATCAGAAACATAAATTGTTGCAGCCTTATGACTTAACCGTATCTTGATAGACTCATAAAGTTTACCGGATATGGTCGCAGAATATTTTGAATCCAAACATCCAATTGATAGTATATCGTCTATTGGTTCCCAAAGATAATTCATATCTTTGTTAACCATTACCTTGCGTCTTACCAGGTTACCTTCCCAATCTAGGCGTAACCTGTACCATAGATGGTCTCTAATCTTTGTCCTTGGTAAGAGCCAAATAAGACGATGATCATTATCTCCTTCAATCTCTTTCTGTTCAATATCATACGTCAATAAGTAACCTTCATCATCGACAACGGTTACAGTATCTCCTGTATAATCCCAGATTTCATGTTTATAATGACCACCACCAGTCACGTTAAAATGTATTACGTTATTTGTTATGTAATAAGAATATTCCGCACTGTTTTTCATCAATACTTTTGGTACTAAAGTATACATAAGTATTGGTTTAAACAATTTTAACCATCGGGGAATATCAGCATAATAATCCACATCAACAAATACGAAGCAAGTCTCGTCTCCAACGTCACCATTACTATATTCAATTGCAATATCTTTACTATGATAAAAATATCTTGAACCTTCATGACTATCACGATTGGCGAGGGATACTACGTATGGTTTATAACCGGCAGTGTTGACCAAGTCAGATAAATAAATACCTGCAGATGATCTATACTGTGCGGCATGTCTATGCGTATGCGAAGAATTAACATTAATCAATTTTATAACGTTCCCGGCGGGAACCAATAGTGGTCTTAAATCTTTATTACGCACTATCGATTTCTCTAACAAATTGGATAATTTCTGTACATTTGTGTCATAAGTCCCAAATAAGGTGTGAATCGCATAACGAAACTCCGCTACCATATGTCCAATGAAACCTTTAAATCGCTTTAATAATATACTTTCTTCACCAGGAACATATTCATAAGGATTACATTTGTTGTGCAATTTTGCATAAAACAAATATAGCTTATAAATAGTATATATTGATCCACTGCTAAAGATTAAGCTTATTTTATTATTCCATATGCGTATGATATTACGCCATACAAATTTAAAGCTTTCAAATAAGGTATTAAATGTATTCATTTTGATATTGTATTGGGTTTGTTACAATTTTCAC